GAAACCTCACACGATGCTTCTGTTTCTTTAATAGAAAATGGAAAAATTATTTTTGCGGGACACGCAGAAAGATATAGCAAGCAAAAGAATGATTGGTATATCAATAATAGTTTAGTTAATGATGCTTTGTCATATGGTGCACCTGATGCTATAGCTTACTACGAGAAACCCTTTCTAAAGGCCTCTAGGCTATTTTTAAAGGGTGGTGTAGGGGACTGGAAGCCAAGGTTTAATATAGAAGGTATCCCAAGAAAATCATTTAGCCATCATTACTCACACGCATGTGCTGGATATTATACAAGTAGCTTTTTTGACGCAGCAATTGTAGTTTTAGATTCAATTGGTGAATATAATACTTCTACTATTTGGGTAGGAGAAGGTGAAAAAATAAAATTAAAATTTAAACAAAATTACCCAGTAAGCTTTGGATTATTTTACTCAGCCTTTACCCAGTTGGTCGGGCTTATGCCAAATCAAGAAGAGTATATTATGATGGGGATGGCGGCCTACGGAGATTGGACAAAGTATTATAAGCAGGTAGATAATTATTTTCCTAGATATGATAAACAAAAATACAATTTTCACAAAGGAATTACTGATTGGGGATGGGTTTCAGAGCAGGACAAGTTTGATATTGCGGCAGCAGTTCAGGTAGTTTACGAACAAAGACTTATAGACTTTATGCGGTATGCAAAAAGTTTAACAAAAAAGAAAAATTTAGTTTTTATGGGAGGCTGTGCGCTAAACTGCTCAGCAAATACTAAGTTGTGGGAAATATTTAATGATGTGTGGATAATGCCCAACCCAGGAGATTCTGGAAGCTCTTTAGGTGCAGCAGCGGCTCTTTATGGAAAGCATTTAGATTGGCAGACTCCATACCTAGGATACGATTTGGGCGGGGAGTACCCAGTCAATAAAATAATTAAAGGTTTAGCTGAAAACAAAATAGTTGCAGTTGCCTCTGGAAGAGCAGAGTTTGGTCCAAGGGCTTTGGGAAACAGAAGCATACTCGCAGACCCAAGAGATCCAGAAATAAAAAACAAAGTAAATTTAATAAAAAAAAGAGAATCATTTAGGCCCTTCGCACCAGTCGTAATGGAAGAGCATGCAAGCAAATGGTTTGATATTAATTTTAGCTCTCCTTATATGCAGTACGCCGTTAAATGTTTAAAGCCAGACACAATACCATCTGTTGTACATGCTGACGGTACTTCGAGAGTTCAAACAATTAATAAAAATCAGCACCCAGGACTGTATGAAGTGCTAAAACAATGGTTTGATTTAACTGGAGTCCCAGTTTTGTTAAACACCAGTTTAAATGTTAAGGGCCAGCCTTTAATTAATGACGAAAAAGACATACTTGAGTGGGAAAATTATTACCAACATCAAATAATTTCATAATGGTATAATGTGTATATATGCTAATACATAGAGGTAAGTGGATCAAGCAAGCTGAAGACGTTACATGCGCCATGCTTTGGAAAGAATGGTCTGGCAATTTTCCAGATGACAGATTGGTTTTGTTAGCCAAGGAAAGAATTGCAGATTACACCAGAAAAGACTGGGACTCAATGGTTGAAGAAGCCCACGAATTAAACTCATACCTTGCAGAGTGCATTAATAGCAATATTCCAGTAGAAGATCCTAGGGCAGAGCATGGATTTGATTTGTTTGCTGATCATTATGTTAAATGGTTTTTTCCGATAGATGAAGAATATCTATTAAAGCTTAGCTTAGAAACTCAAGTAAATAAAAAGTATGCTTTATTTTTTGAAAAGCAAGCGCCAGGGCTTAGCCAATACCTTTTAAAATTAATTAAAGCTTATTCTCACAAAAGAAAAGATGGCTTGGATAGTTTGTCGACAAATAAAATATGAGCGGACCACTTAATGCGGGTTTAGCCGCTAAAATGGCAAAAAGCAATGAAACCATAATTGCGATTGCTAATACAGATAACATTACAAAACAAATAGGAACAGGTATTAATAACATAAAGGTAATTGAAAACTATTTAACAGATAAAGAATCTGAAACTGCATTATCAATTATAAAAAAGTATAAGATAAAAGAAGGAGTAAACCATTCTTACTCAATAGATACTTTAGAAGAACATTCGCCTTCTGAAGAAGAAAAGTTGTTCACCAGTATAATGAGAAAAAAACTGCTCAATACAGTAATTTCAGAATACAAAATGAAATTTATTCAAGATCGTCCTTTTTTGTATATAGTTCATCCAACTGGAACTTATATTGATCCACACACAGACATACTAGACATAGATGAGCCAGATTATGAAAACGATACTTATGAATCTCAAATAGAAAAATACCCATACTTATGGAGCGGTCATTTATCGGTTCTTGGATATTTAAATGATGATTACGAAGGAGGGGAGTTGTATTTTCCACAGTTTAATCACGTAATTAGGCCTAAAAAAAATATGTTAATTCTTTTTCCAGGAAGTACACATTATGTCCACGGAGTATCAGAAGTTACTTCTGGAACAAGATACACTATTTCTCAATGGAGCCTATTTTCAGAATTTAATAAGAAATAAAGACTATGAAGTTTCATTGGATGCACAGGTTTGACTTTGGAGATTCAGAAACTGAATTAGTTCAAATGGCAAGAGATTTAGAAAGAGCAAAAGCTTATTCTGTTTTATTAACATATTCTATAATTTCAACAGACTATGTTCCCTTTTTGCAAAGCATGATAAGAGTATCAAAACACCTTAAGTTTATGATGGCGTTTAGGGCTTACACAATGAGTCCAGAATATGCAATTAGATTTTTTAATACAATGAATGTTCACTATAAAAATAGGGTAACATTTAATTTAGTTGCTGGAAAAATGCTTGAAGATGAACAAAAAGAAGTAATTGATATGTATAATTTTGACGAGTCTTTAATAAATACTGTCGAAAAAAGAATAGAGCTTGCAGATAAGTGGGCAGATAAATTTTTTAATAAGATGGGTGACCAAGCGCCAATTTCTTATACAATTGCAAATTCTCCAATGACAATTGACTTGGCTAATAAATGGACAGACTATGCTATTATCAATGATAGTGGGTTAGAAGAATCATTTTTAAAAGAATCAATTAATAAATTAAAAAATACTAAGGTAGTATTAATTATTGACCCTTTAATTAGGGAAACAAAAGAAGAACTTGATCAAGATATAGCATATCATTATCAAGAGTGGACCCCTAATAAATATGAAAAACCTTATGTTTTAGAAAAGAGAGAGCATTTAATACGTGGAAACATGGAAGAGGTTAAACAGGAAATTAGAGATATATCTAAAAAATATGGGATAGATGACTTTATGATAGTAACCAGCCAAAAAAATATATCCAGCCTTTTGAAGCTTATGGAAGAAATGTCTGACTGGTAGAATTTTTTAGTAAATGATATAATAGTATATAGGTCGCCGAATGGGGCCTAATTTAAATTATTCGCTTGAAAGGGGAATAAAATGGTAACACAATTCGCTATGGATCTTTTCAATGATCCTTTTTTTATTGGCTTTAACAGAGAGTTAAGCCGTCTAAACAATGCACATAAAGTCAACTCACAGTCATATCCTCCATATGATCTTCTTAAGCTAGATGAAGACACATATCGTATTTCTATTGCTGTAGCAGGTTTTGGCAAAGAAGACATCGATGTGTCAGTAGATAATGGAACTCTTATCATTAAGGGTGAGATTACAGAAGTCGCTGAAGCAGAAGTGGTACACAAGGGTATTGCAAGCCGTAAGTTCACACGCTCATTTGCTCTTGGTGAGTACATGGAAGTGACTGGGGCAGATCTAAAGGACGGTATGTTAAATATTAATGTAGATCGTACTGTGCCTGAAGAGAAAAAGCCAAAAACAATTAAAATAAAGTAATAGTATAATAGATATCTGCACCCCTTCATCGGGGAGTCGCAGGTATGTCGGGGGAGACAGCGACACTAAATAACTGATTGACCTGAGTAAGTCTGTAAACTGCTCATTATAAATTTAAGGAGCATTATGTTTGAATATAGAGTTAAGCAAGTAATAAAGGTCGTAGACGGAGATACAATTGATGTTGATATTGATTTGGGATTTAGTATATCTTATTCTCAAAGACTAAGGCTTGCTGGCATAGATACTCCAGAGTCTAGGACAACAGACAAACTAGAAAAAAGTTTAGGAATTGAATCAAAAGAGTATCTTAAATCTAAATTCAAAGATGCTAAAGACATAGTGGTTAGAACTGAAAAGCCAGACAGCTCAGAAAAGTATGGTCGCATATTGGGTTGGGTTTATGTTAATGGAGATTCTAAATCACTTAATGAGCAGATGATAGAAGATGGTTATGCATGGGGATACATGGGGGATACAAAGGTTAAAGACTTTTCAATCCTTGCAGATAAGAGAAAAAAGAGCGGTAAGTAATGCCAGTATATGAGTATAAGTGCGAGTGTAACCCAGAAAAAATTGTTTCTAAAGAAAGATCTATAAGAGATGTTGAGCCATCTTACTTATGTAGTGCTTGTGGACTAAGAATGCAAAGACACTTTAGTCAAGTAGGTGTACAGTTTAAGGGAAATGGCTTTTATAAAACCGATAATCCTAAGTAACTAAAAGTATTTAAACAAACATACATGATATAATTTCTATATAACAAAAATTTTGTTATATTGGAGATCCAATTGAGTAGAAAGTTAAAATACTTTTTAGCTAGCCTTTTTGTTACAGGTTGGCTATTTTTTATTGGACCAAGTTATGCTTGGGCAACAGAGCAAGGCGGACAAGAACAGGTAGTAGTAAGCCCAGCGCAACAAGCAGTTAA